TTGCAGGAATGGGTTCGTGGTCTAACTACTACAAATCTGATACAGTTGAGTTACTGACTTTCTACGGAGACTTGTACGATATTGACACAAACACATTGCATAAAGACACACGTATTGTTGTAATGGACCGTTGCTTTGTGTTGTTAGAAGAACCTATTAAGAACTATGGCTTCAACTGCAACATCTTCAAAGCTGGCTGGAGAGACCGTAAAGATAATCTGTGGAGCATGTCACCGTTAGATAACATCAAAGGTTTACAGTTCATGATCGACTTCTTGGAGAATAAAAGAGCTGACGTGTTCAACTACATTAGTAATCCTATCATTGTTAAGAAGGGTGATGTAGAGATGCCATCAGATGTTTATCCAGGATGTGAGATTGGTGTTGATGTAGATAGTGATGTAGCTTTCATGAGACCTGATGCAACAGCATTGCAAGCAGACCTTTACATCGACCGTTATCTAAATCTTATGGAAGAGATGGCAGGAACTCCTAGAGAAGCTATGGGCTTTAGAACACCTGGAGAGAAGACTGCATTCGAAGTATCACAACTGAACACAGCTAGCTCAAGATTGTTCAATGAGAAAGTAAGAAAGTTCGAGATGGAGATGTTAGAGCCTTTGATGACTTTGATGCTCCGTATCTACATGAGCAATCCTGCAAGAACTACTAAGATACGTAACAAGCTTGAAGATGGTACTGTTATGTTTGAAGATGTCTCTTTAGACCAGTTAACAGCTAATGGACGCTTAGTAGCAATGGGTTCAAATACTTACACAGAGAAAGCTAGAATGGCACAAACAGTAATGCAGTTGTACAACAGTGGTGTTGTGTCAGATCCTCTTGTGTTTAACTACTTCGACCCGAAGATAATTGCTAAGATACTTGCATACACTACTGGCTTAGATAGTTGGAAAGGAATTCTTAAAGACAATGCAAGAACACATGCAGAGCTTGAGGCAAGGATGACAGGAGAACAAGCACAACAGCAATTAGAGGAAGCACAGGTAAGAGGTATTCAGAATGCGCAACAAGGTGTTATGTAAGGTAACTTCTGAAGAAGATAAACAAAAGATAAAACAGCAGATAGAGGCATGTCAACCACTGCTGAGACTTATCTACGAGTGTTGCTTAGATGACTATGAGAAGGCTGATAAAGTTAATGATGAAGACTTTAAGAACCCGAACTGGGCGTATGAGCAAGCTTATAAGATAGGTTTAAAAAAAGGGTTGACAAAACTTTTAGATTATGTTATAATAAATCTCAACAAGGAGAAATAAAAGAATGACTGAAGCAACTACTTTAGTTAATGATAATAACGGCAACAAAGCAACTACTCAATTTGTCGTTGGAGAGCATACTGTCTATAACTCTGTTGAAGACTTGTATGAAGGTGCTAAACAAAAAGAAGAATTCATCAAGAAACTTGTGGCAGACCTAAAGGAGGCAAACACAAAGATTGAAGAGCTTTCAAAGAATAGCACTATTGCAGACCAGTTGAAACAGATTAGAGAGCACACAGAGAATACTACCACTCCAGTGTCAGAAGAAGCTATTAAACAGATAGCTCTCAAAGCGATGCAAGAAGAAAATAGATTATCTCAGGCTGAGAGCAACTTGGCGAATTGTAAACAGGCCGTTGCCAGCACAAACGGAGATGTTGAACTTGCATTAAAGAATAAAGCTCAAGAACTTGGATGTACTGTTGAATACCTTGAAAGTATTGCAAAGACAAGTCCGAAGGCTTTTAAAAGCATGTTTGGTCTGAAGGAAGAAATGTCTTATGACAATGTAAACTTACTTCAAAGTACTAGACATGTAAACACTGAACAAGCTAATAATGAGGCTCAAGAGTTCTTCAAGAGCAATGCAAAGACTGTTAACATGCAGTCGTTAAATGCTTTCATGAAGAGAGCTATGGAGCATCCTGAAATATTAGCTAACGTAAAATGGTAATTAACTTATAAAGGATTTTAAAATGGCTGAATTAAATGGTATTAACACTCAGAACAGTCAAGCCGCAATCCGTGCTATCGTATACTCTGGTATGTTGCGTGAAGCTTTGGAGCCGGACTTGATTGCGATGAACTATGTCGATGTCATCAATTCTTTTCCTGATGGCGACAAATGGCAAGATGTAGAGATGGGTGAAGCCACTGTATCTGATTATGCAGAAGGTGAAGCTATCGACTACAAAGGTATTGAATTTGGTACTCGTGATTTCGAGATCAACAACTATGTACAAAGTGGTCACTTCGTAACCGCTAAGTTTGCACAAGACTCTTACTTGGCTAACCAAATCATGGCTAAAGTTCCTGGCTTAGAAGCTCGTGCTATTGCTTGCGATTTGGAGACCAAGATTTGGGCATTGGCTAACAAACAAACTTTGAATAACGCTAACGCTATCAACGGCATGGCTCACCGCTTTGTTGCTGGTACTGCTACTGAAGGCTATGGTGCTTTGTCTCCGGAAGACTTTGCATTCGCTGGTGCTGCTTTGAATAAAGTTCGTTATGTTGGTCCGCGTGTTGCTGTTGTTCCTGCATATCAAGAATACTTGTTGGTAAGCAATCCTCGTATCAAAGCTTCTTTACAGTACAACCCGAAATTTGAAGGTATCGTACGTGATGGTGCTTTGTCTGGTACTCGTTTTGCTTTCAGCATCTTTGGTTGGGATGTATACACTTCTGAATTCTTGCCGTTGTCTAATGGTGAGACTTCGTTGAAGAACCGTGATGGTGATGGTACTTTCACTGCTTTGACTAACTGCAAGGTAGCTGTATTGTTCACCAACATTCCTGAACGTAGACCTTTCCGTATGGCTTGGCGTCAAATGCCGAAGTTCGAAGGTAAATGGAACATGGATATGCAACGTGAGGAGTATGTAACTGTAGCTCGCTACGGTGTAGGCATGGGAGATACTGCTAACTTGGTATGTATCGTATGCAAAGACTCTGACTCAACTGTCACAGCTGCTTAGTAAGGAGATTTGAATATGTCAAGTTGGATTTCAGACTTCGGTGTTGTTCAATTCAATGGCTTGGGTGAAGGTCGTGACGAGAAATATGATTCGTCTGCTAAACCTTCCGATGGCACTTTCAATCACATCGAAGTAGTTGTAAATGAAAATGGTCCTCTTCCGAATAAGGGTGAAGGCTATGGCAACGGACAGGCTTGTGTACCGGCTGGAGCTTTGATTAAAGAAGCTGTATTGTTGGTAGAAGAAGCTGGCTCTGCTGCTAGTGTAACTTTAAGTTTAGTTAAACAAGACGGTACTGATCCTGTTGCTTTGTTAGCTGCTACTACTCCGTCAGGCGATGGTGTTGCTGTTGTCTGCGCTGGTGCTGCTATTGGCAAGATTTATGGTGAAGACCGTTATGTTAAAGTTGGTGGAACTACCACTGGCTTGAAAGCTAAATTGGTTCTTACACACATGTAATAGGTTGGGGAGGCTCTGCCTCCCCTTCCACAGAATACTTAGGAGATTTTAAATGGCTGGTGATATTCAACACAGTGCTCTTCCAGATAGTCTTTTACATGAACCTAAAGGTGCCTCAACAGCTTCTGCTGGAGAGGTTTACGTAGCTGATGGTAATGCTTCAGGTTCTTTTATGATGCTTCCTTTATCTAATGTAGCTTTTTCCAGAACTTTAGTAACAGATTTAACCCCTTCAACAATCACTGGAACTGTGTCTTTGAATGGCTCAGCTTTAACACATCCTGCTGATGGTATTTTATTAGATGTTCCAGTTGTAGCAGGTATTCCACAGACTATCACAAATAAAATTAATGAGAACGCATCAGAGCTTTATAGACTTTATAACAATCAAGCAACAATTAACACAGAACTAACTAATGCAATTCATTCTTTAGAAGCCAAGCTCAATGTTGTCATAGATGCGTTACAAGCTGCAGGAGTAGTTGAGCAATGACAAAAGTAGATGTATTAAGATTAGACAGTGTAACCAATAATGACACTACTGCAACTTCCACAATCAATACTAACTTCCAAGCTATTCAAGAGGCTATGGAAAATACTTTATCAAGGGACGGTTCAATTCCTAACTTTATGGATGCAGACCTTGATATGAATAGTCACAGGATTATCAATGCAGGTGCTCCTGAGAATGACTATGATGTAATCACTAAAGGTTGGTTTGATGAATATGTACAAGATGTTTCAACAGTTACTGAACAAGCTTTGGCTGCTGCTGCTCAAGCTGCTAGTGGCGCTGAATCTGCTTTAATATCTGCTCAAACTTCTGCTGAGAATGCTGCTCTTGCTGCTGAAGAAGCTGTACTTGCAAAAGATTGGGCTACTAAAACTGATGGAACTGTTGACGGTGTTGACTATAGCTCTAAATACTATGCACAACAAATCATACCTATCGCTGCTGACATCAGCACTGTTGCAAATATTTCACAAGATGTATCAGATGTTGCTGACATTGCACAAGCTGTAGAAGATGTAGCAGAGGTTGCATCAGATGTTGCTACTGTATCTTCTAACATTTCTGCTGTGCAAGACGCTTCAACAAATATGCAGGCTATTATAGATGCTCCTAGTGCTGCTGCTCAAGCTGCTGAGAGTGCTGACAATGCCAGTGCAAGTGAAAATAATGCAAGCAATTATGCAGAACTGGCACAAGACTGGGCAACAAAGACTAATGGAACTGTAGACGGTGTTGAGTATTCTGCCAAGTATTATGCCAATCAAGCACATCCATATACAGCAGGAACTGGCATAGATATCACTAACAATGTTATTTCATGTACTGTGTCCGGTGATGTAGAAGATGTTAAAGTAAATGGTGTGTCAGTAGTTACAAACAAGGTTGCAGAAGTTACGGTTCCTACAAAGACCTCTGAT